CAAGGCCCTGTTTGTCGAACTGGGTGCTAACCCGGACAGTTTTGTTTTGGCCGACACCGCGGCCATGCCGGTCTTGAAAGACAAGCTCATCAAGGTCACCCGGATCAACGACTATACCCGGGAGAAAGTCCGGGAAACCTTGCTTGAGGGCTTGTCCAAGGTCGAGACGGTCAACGAGCTGCAACAGCGGGTCCGGGACCTCTTCGGCTTTTCCGAAGCCCGGAGCCTCAATATCGCCCGCACGGAGACGGGCCAGGCTGCCGCCCCGGCCCGGGATGTGGCCATGGCGGAACTGGGAGTCGAGAAGATCCAGTGGTGGACCGCCGGGGACACCGCGGTCAGGGAAACGCACCAGTTCCTGGAGGGCATGGTGGTGCCCCGGGGCCTGCCCTTTCCCAACGGCTGCCTCTATCCCTGCGACCCAGGCGGCCCGGCGGAGCAGATCATCAACTGCCGCTGCGTGGCCGTACCCGTCATCGACTAGGAGGAATGCATGACCGAAGCCGCCATTAACCGGGAAAAGAGTCCGGCCTTCCACAAGGCGCTCGAAATCCAGGTCCGCCAGGTGGGAGACCCCGCCGAGCGCGTCCTGGAGTTCATCGCCTCCACCGCCCAGGTGGACCGCTACGGCGACATTATCGAGGTGGAAGGCTGGGAGCTGGGCAACTGGCTGAAGGTGCCGGTGATCCTCTACGGCCACGACTATGGCGGGTTTCCCATCGGCCAGGGTATCAGCGCCATTAAGGACCCGCTCCGGGGCCTGGTGATCCAGGCCAAATTTGCCACCGCCGCCGAGAACCCGGAGGCCGACATCGCCTATCGCCTGGCCCTGGGCGGCTATATTCGGGCGGTCTCGGTAGGGTTCATGGACCTGGAGCGGGAGCCCATCCTGGACAACGAAGGCAACCGCACGGGCTGGCGCTTCAAGCGGGCGGAGTTGCTGGAGGTCTCCCTGGTGGCCGTGCCCGCCAACCCCGGGGCCTTAATTGCGCCGGTGCAGAAGGGCCTTCTGACCCAGGAAGAAGCCGAGGCCTTCCAGGCCAAGGTGCAGGAGGCACAGGCAGAAGGAACAGAGAAGGGGGGCGCCGTTGATCCCGAAAACAAGGAGCACAATGACCTGAACCAGCGGGTTATTGCCCTGGGTCTGCCGTCCATTGAGGCGAACGGTGATTACTCCGGCATTCTCGTGGCACTGTGCGACTTGGCGGAGGACCAGCGCCGGGAAATCGAGGAACTCAAATCCAAGGCCCATCTCAAGGTCGACGTGGCCCTGTCGGAAGAGCAACTGGAGGAGATCAGGGGGCAATGGGAGGAGTTACTTCGCGGTTTTAAACCCGATCTCCCTATTCTCCAGGTCAAGGCCGGGGCGGTGCTGAGCGCCAAGAACAAGGCGGCCCTGGCGGAAGCCCGGGACCGCATCCAGGCCGTGCTGGACGCGGCCGAAGGTTCGGGGCAGGAGGAAGGCGGCAAGAGTAACGTCACCGATTATTACTCCCTGGCGATGGATCCCGAGAACGAACTTCCTGGGGAAAGCTCCCCCCAAGATGCCCCGGACCTGAAGAAAATCTTCGAGCTCACGCAAGAAGTGGCCAAAATCTTCAAGCTGCCCGTTGCGGCGGGCTAAAGGAGGACGGACATGGGCGAGCCTGCCATCAACGTGCAGATCAAGGAGTTGCTGGAGGACATCAACCAGAACCTCAAGACCACGGACGGTGAGGGCCGGGTGATCACCATCGCCGAGGCCTTCAAGACCATCCAGGGCCTCTCGGAGAAGTACGCCGACCTGGAAAAACGGTTTGCGGAACTGGACGAAAAGTACCGTTCCCGCAAGTGGGCCAACCTCCCGGGCCTGGAGGACGAGCAGAAGAAGTTTTCGCTCTTCAAGGCGGTCAACGCCATCATGAACAAGAACTGGAAGGGCGCGGAGCTGGAAGAGGAAGTCTTCCGGCAGACCCGGGCCATGGCCGCGGGCGATGATGCCGCGGGCGGCTACCTGGTGCCTGCCCAGGCCGTCCCCGAGCTGATCGAACTCCTCCGGGCCGAGGCGGTGTGCATCCGCATGGGGGCCCGGGTGATCGACAACCTGGTGGGCTCGCCGGTGGAGTTCCCCAAGCAGACCGGTGGTGCCATCGCCTACTGGGTGGGGGAGAACACCGCCATCACCCCGTCTGAGCCGGCTCTCGGCCAGTTGCAGATGACCCCCAAGTCAGTGAGCGCCCTGGTGCAGCTTTCCAACCGCCTGATCCGCATGTCCAACCCTTCGGCGGAGCAGATGGTGCGCCAGGACGTGGCCATCGCCCTGGGCCTGGCCATCGACCTGGCGGCCCTCAGGGGCACCGGCACGGACAACCAGCCCCTGGGGATCGCCAACACCCCGGGCATCAACCACGTCATCCTGGGGGCGAATGGGGGTCTAGCCGACTTCGACACCTTCACCGACATGGAATACGAACTGAGCGTGGACAATGCGCTCCGGGGCAAGCTGGGGTTCGTGTTCCACCCGGCCATCCGCCGGCGCCTGAAGAAGCTCAAGATCGCCCAGTTCAGCGGGGACCTCTCCGGCGAATACATCCTGGCGCCCTTTAGCGACGCCCAACTGGAAGCCTACCTGGGTTACCGCTTCGGCATGACCACCCAGGTCCCCGTGAACCTGGTGAAGGGGACCTCCACGAACTGCACCGAGCTCTACTTCGGCAACTGGGCAGAGCTGCTTATCGGCCAGTGGGCGGGCTTCCAGATCCTGGCCTCGGACCAGGCGGGCACGGCGTTTGCCTCCAACCAGACCTGGATTCGGATCATCGCCGACGTGGACATCGGCCTCCGGCACACCGAGAGTTTCTGCCTGTGCAGCGATGCCAAGATCGCCTAATTGCCGGGGAGCCGGTGGCTTCGGCTCCCTCAACTATAGGAGTAGACCATGCAATACCGGGTTAGAGACGACTACGTGGTGCACCTGGGTAAGGGGAACGTCTTGAAGAGCGGGGAGGTTTTCGAACCCACACCCAAGGTCCTGAAGGAGCAAGGCTGGAAGCTGGAGCCGGTCAATGGCGAACCGCAGCCTGGCAAGACCAAGGACCCCGATCCTGCGCCTTCCCCCGAGACCAAGGAAGTGCCGGAGCCTCCCAAGGACCGGGCCATGAAGAAGGACGAAGCCCAGACCAAGTAGGTACCTTATGGACCTGACTGCCCTGGAGAAGGTCAAGGCCCTGCTGCAAGGCGATACCGCCTTGGGAAACGAGGCAGATGACCTGCTCGCATGGCTGATTACCGCGGTGTCCAAGCGGGCCGAGGCCTTCTGCAACCGGGAGTTCGAGAAGAAGGAGCGGGTGGAGTTTCACGACGGCGGCGGCCGGTACCTCTATCTCCGGGCGTTGCCGGTGGCTGAGATCGCCGCCATCAAGTGCTCCGATACCTGGGACTGGGCATCCGCCTCGCCCTTGAGCCTTATCAGCTATGCCTTTGATGAGGCCACTGGCATGGTGCTTTACCGGGGCGGGGACTGGCCTTACGGAGAAGGCGCCATCCGGGTGTCCTACATCGGCGGTTTCGATCCGTTCTTGGAGGAAGGGGCCGAACCTCCCGAGGGATATACCCCTATTCCGGAGGATTTGCAGCAGGCAGTTTGCACCCAGGTGGCTTACGAATATCGGCGCAGGAACGACCCGGGGCTTCAAGCCGTGGCCTTCCCGGACGGCTCCATCCAGAAGATGGACGTGGGGGAGTTTCTGTCGGCGGTGAAAAACACCCTGTTGCGCTACCGACGGAAGCCCGGCTGATGTCCCAGGACCCGATTGCCAACTTAGAAGCCCTGGAGAAGAACCTGGTGGACAAGGTGGTGGGGGTGCTGAACCGGACCCTGGCGCAGATGGTGCGGAAACTCCAGACCCAGCATCTCACCGGCGGCACCACGGACAATGCCTTGGGAAAACGATCCGGGACCCTAAGCCGGGAGATCATCCCCACCCCGGCCCACTCGGAGATGGGAACTCCGACGGTGATCACCGCCGCCATCCATGCCGGGGTGAAATACGCCGCGGTGCACTTCGGGCCCCGGGGCTCGGCGGTGACCATCCGGCCCAAGAACAAGAAGTTCCTGGCCATCCCCACGGACTTCGCCAAGACCCCGGCGGGGGTGGCCAAGGGCGGGCCGCTGGACCCGATTTGGGGTCCGACATTCATCAATAAGGGAGTGATCTTCGGCTACCAGGGCGGCCAGCGGGGAACCACCGAAGGCGTGCGCCAGCGGGCCGCGCCGGGGCAAGCGGTGAAGAAAGGCGAGATCATTCCGCTTTTCATCCTGAAGAAATCGGTGGTGGTTAAAAGGCGCATCGACCCACACATCGACCTGGTCCTCTGGGCCAGGCCCAAGTTCCTGGCGGACCTGAAGAAAGAGGCTCTGAAGGTTGGCTGATGACCGAGACCGTCAAAACCCAGGTCTTGAAAACCCTGGAAACCATGCTCCGGGGAATCGAGGAGTTGGGCTCGGTGCACCGGCGCCCGCCTTTGAACGTAGACCTGGAGAAGGTGAAGACCCCGGCCCTGTTCTTCTGGGAGGAGGAGGAGCGCAAACCCCGGAACCGGCTGGTGCTGGGGGTACTGCGCCTCACCATGGCCGTGTTCATCAGGCTCACGCCGGGAAATGACCATGGCTTTACCGCCTTCTCGGACCTGGCCGACACCATTGCCGGGAAGGTCCACAATATTATGGCCCGCCCGGCGGAATTGTCCGGCAAGGCGGTGAACATCCAGGAATTGACCACCCGGAAGGCCCTGGCCAGTGAGCTCTTCGGCGAGTTGGTCCTGGTCTACCAGCTAACTTATGCGCATTCCTCCGGGGATGCCTTCAGCACCAGCTATTAAGGAGGATCGAACCATGCTGCCTCCCAGCACGGAAAATCTCACCATACCCGGGGGCATCAAGCTCTTTTTCGATGCCGGCCTGGGCGAACGGGACCTGGGGAACATCGTCGACCTGGATCTCGACCCCAAGACCGAGGAGTTGAAGCACTACACCAACCGCTCCGGCAAGCGCCGGGTGGACAAGGTCTTCCCCATCGAGGAAGAGCTCACCATGAAGTTCAAGCTGGACGAACCGGTGGCGGAAAATCTGGCGGCCTATTTCAAAGGCGGCCCCGTGGAACTGGTGGGGGCCGGTAGCGCCCAGGTGACCGAACAAAAGGTAACCTTGAACGGCCTGATCCTCTCTTCCCTGGGCAAATACGGCATCTCCGCAGTTATCGTCCGCCAGTTCCTGGATAAGTGCTTTCGCTTTGATGGCTCGGCCTTCGTGGACTGCTCCCTGGAGGCGGACACCGAGGGCGGCACGCCCTTCGACGCCCTCCAGGACCCCAATGATGTCCTCTACCTGGGCAAGAACACCCCCTTCCAGGAAGTGCATGCCGACCTGGCGGTGAACGGGGCCTATACCGGCCTCGCCTGGGAATACTGGAACGGCAGCGCCTGGCACGCCCTGACCGTTGCCGGCACAGGGGCCGGGCTTTCTGCTGACGGTCCCATTACTTTCACCCCGCCGGCTGATTGGGCCAAGACCACGGTGAACGGCTTCACCGGGTATTTTATCCGGGTCAAGGCCACCGCGGTCACCACCGTGGCCACGGTGAACAGTTTCCGCCAGAACCTGGTTCAAAATGTCGATTACATCCTGGACCCCGGGCGGGCTGGGGAGGATGGCCGGCTGGTGGGCCGTGTCGGCCGGTTGGCTACCGGAAAGATTGCCGATGGGGAAGAGGTGAAAGTGAGCTTCACCCACACCACCTGGAGCGCGGTGCGCTTTCCCATTGCCGCCAGCAGCTTCGTGGAAGGCGCCGCCCGGTTGGAGTGCCACCCGGCGGAAGGCCGGGGCTTGCGCTTTGACATCGAGATCCCCCGGTGCCAGCTCAAACCCAACGGGGCCATGACCCTGGACGACAAGAAGACGCTGGAAGTCCCCATGACCCTGGAGGTCCTGGACAACTATACCGCCACCCCGGACTACCCGTATGGCCGGGTGGTGATGCTGAACGAGGTCTAACCCATGCCCGAAGACGTGCAAGGCCAAGAAGAACCAGTAGTCGAGAAAAGCGAAGTGGCGGTCCTGTTCGCCGAGGATAAGGTCGGCCCTTACACCATCAAACCCTGGACCCTGAAGCAGTTCCAGGAGGTCTACCCAGCGCTTAGGGTCATCGTGGCCAAGCTCATGGAGCAGGGCCTGACGGTGGCGAACCTGGACACCTTCTTCCTGGAGCGGGGCCTGGAGGCCATGGAAGCGGTATTGCCGGAAATGCCCCAGCTGATCGCCGCCACCTTGCGGATCGACCTTACGGAAGCGGAAGAGATGGACTGGGGCCTGGCCGCAGTGGTGGGGCTGAAGATTCTGCTGCAGAACACCGGTCCCCTAAAAAACTTGTCAAGCCTGGTGGCGGGGAAGATTCCCGGCACCGGGACCGCCACCCTTTAGCCCTGACTATCGCCCTGGAGGAGCTGGTCAACCGGGGCCATTCCTTGAATGACCTCCTGGACGGCTACCCGGTGGAGCTGCTCAAAAATCTGGTCAGGGCGGCCCGGGAGAACCGACGGCGAACCCTGGTGGAGGCCACCCTGGGGTTCTCCGTGGCCGTTTGTAACGCCCTGGAC